AAGTGGTTTCAGCTTTTGCTGGTATCGCTGCACAGCGTTTCATGGCCCCATCAAACAGCCCTACCACAATCGTGGCCGCGGCCGATGTTTATATGAGCGACTTCGGTACAATTTCTGTTGTTCCCAACCGCTTTATGACTTCTACCAACTCATGCGATGAGACAGCATTTGTGCTTGACCCTGACATGGCTGCTATAGCTTACCTGCGTCCCTTCCAGACCAACGAGTTGGCTGTGACTGGTGACAACGAATCTACACAGTTGTTGGCTGAGTACACCTTGGAAGTTAAAAACCAAGCTGCACACGGCATCATTGCTGACTTGACACCTTAATCTGGTGTGACCTAAAAAATGCCTCAGACTAACCCTCTGGGGCATTTTCTTTTCTAGCCAAACTGATAGAATTGAGCTATGACAAACATTAGAGAAACTGCTGTTCATGCCGATGGTGAGGGTGGAATTGTTATCCAAACTCGTCAAGATGTATCTGCCATTATTGAGCAGAACAAAAAGGAATATAACTCCTTTGATGAACGAGCAAGATGGTCTGATAATTTGTTTGGCAATAAGGTTGCGTCTATCCCTTTGACTGTGATTGATGACCTAAACAAACAAGGCATCATGCGTGGTTATGCTGTTTTGGATGAAAAGCGTTTTGCTCTTTTCTTGAATGACCCAATGAATCGTGCATGGCGCACTAGAACAGGAGTTGTATGAGTTTTACTACCTATGCTGAACTACAGACAACTATCGCAGGGTATTTGGCTCGTTCAGACTTGACTACACAGATTCCAGACTTTATTCGTTTGGCAGAGATTCGCTTGCGTAGAGACTTGCGTATTCGCCAGATGTTGACATCTACGACAATTACTTGCACATCAGGCACTTCTACAGTAAGTATCCCATCTGACTTTTTGCAAGTTAGTGATTTTGTCGTTAATGTAAATCCAGTACAGCCTTTGTCATATCAAAGCCCTGCGCTGTTTTCTCGTAACTCAAGAACAACAGATGTAGGTAAGCCATTGGACTACACAGTTCTAGCGTCTACATTTAAGTTAGCGCCAGTTCCTGATACTGGTTACACATTGACACTAATTTACTCTGCTGCGCCTCCATACTTGAGTGACTCAAACACATCAAACACATTCATGACTGTTTGTCCTGATTTGCTTTTGTATGCGTCTTTGCTTGAGGCAGAGCCATACTTGATGAATGATGCTCGTATTAACACATGGGGAACTATGTTTGATAGAGCAATGAGTGCATTGACCACTTCTGATGAACAAGGTCAATACTCTGGCGTTCCTTTATCAATGCAAACAACATATAGCTAATATGCCTACACAAAGAATAGCATTTGGTGAGTGGATGCCTGACCAGTCAGGTATCTCTGGTGCTTTGATGGAAGCAAAGAATGTTGTTTCTTCAGCTATTGGCTATGGGCCTGTTCCCTCTGCGGTAGCCTTCTCTGACGCTGCTACTGAGAATCTTTTGTCTTTGTACGCTGCCAAGAATCCAGACAGCACAACGCAGTTGTTTACTGCTGGTTTTACAAAGGTCTACACTTGTGATGGTGTTGGCGCATTGACTCAAGTAAATACTGGTTATACAGCTAGTGAGCGTCCTCGTTTCACACAGTTTGGCAAACGAGTGATCTTTGCTAACAACGCTGAGAAACTCCAGTCATGGACTCTTGGTAGTTCTACAGCATTTGCTAATCTGTCTTCTGATGCACCTATTGCTAAGTTTGTAACTGTTGTGCGTGACTTTGTTGTTGCTGCTAACACTTACGAATCATCTGCTCAAGAGCAATATCGAGTGAGATGGTCTGACATTAACAATGAGACTAATTGGACAACATCTGCAACAAGTCAGGCTGACTATCAAGATATTCCTGATGGTGGACAAATTGTAGGTATTCGTGGTGGTGAGTTTGGCTTGATCTTTTTGGAGAGAGCCATTCATCGCATGAGTTATGTTGGCACTCCATTCATTTTCCAGTTTGACAATATTTCTCGTAACAAGGGATGTATGGTCGCTGGCTCTATTGCACAGTATCAAGGAATTACCTTCTTCCTATCGGATGATGGTTTCTATATGTGTGATGGACAGAATGTCATTCCAATCGGTGCAGAGAAGGTAGATAAGTTCTTCTTGAACGATGCTTCTGAATCTGACTACACAACAATGAGTTCTGCTGTTGACCCAATTCGCAAACTGGTTTTGTGGAACTATGTGTCAACAAGTGGTGATCGTAAACTGCTGATCTATAACTTCTCAACAAAGCGATGGACTTATGGCGATGCAGGTACTGACTACATTTCAGAAGCCTCTAGTGCCAATGTGACGCTTGAGCAGTTGGACAGCATAAATGGTTCTATTGATGCTTTGACCACTACGCTTGACTCTCGTCTGTATGTGGGTGGTAAGTACTTCCTTGGAGGTACATTTGGCAACCAGATCATGACCTACACAGGTGCTAACCTGAGTGCTGATCTACAGACTGGTGACATTGACCTTGGTGGTCAGTCTATTGTGACTTTGGCTCGTCCTCAAGTGGATGGTGGTTCTGCTGATGTTTCTGTAGCTTCTCGTGCGTTGTTAAGCCAATCAATTAACTTTGGTACGGCTGTATCTGCTGACTCTGAGAATCGTTGTTCTTTGCGTTCTGGTGGTCGTTACCACAGGATTCGTGTGCAACCAACAGGCTCTAATTGGGATGCTGCTGTGGCTGTGGACATTGACATTGTTGGTCAGGGAGTTCGCTGATGTTTAGAACACTTCCTGTTTTTGGTGCTGACCAACGTAATGTCGCTGAGATTGTCAATGGCATTATGAATGGCAAGACCAACAATACAGGGACTGTTACTCTGGCGACTGGTGGTGCAACCACTACCACTTTGACAGACAGAAGGATAAGTGCAGACAGCGTTATTTTGTTTGCGCCTAGTACATTTGAAGCATCAAGGTCTATCGTTCCTCGTGGTGCTTTTCAGAATGATGCTGACCAAACATTTGGTTCTGCCAATACACCTACAGTAGTTGCGTTCAGTACAGTAGATTCTGCTTATGGATTTAGTCTTGCATCTAACAAGGTGACGATTACCAATGCAGGAACTTACAACATTCAGTTTAGCTTACAGTTTGCCAACATGGACTCACAAATCCATGAGGTTACTGTTTGGCTAAGAAAGAATGGTACTGATGTTGTAGGTACAGGCAGTAAGTATGCTGTTGTAAGCAGTCATGGTGGAATTGATGGGTATTTGATTGCTGTGGCTAACTTCTTCATTGATGTGGCTGCTAATGATTATGTTGAGTTGGTTTGTGCTACTACATCTACTCAGGTTTATCTTGAGAGATATACAGCATCTACCAGCCCATTTACAAGACCTTCAATCCCATCAAGCGTGATTACATTTACTTTGGTTTCTCCACTTCCTGAGATGTATGTGAGTTCTCAAGATCAGGGGACAGCAACAATTACCCATTTGGCTAATTCAACTGCTGGAAAAACTTACAAGTATGCAATTATTGGTTGATTTCTAACAAATTTGGATTAAAATGGATTCCGTGGATGACCCGCTATGGAATCCGAAACTCTAGGAGTAAAAAATGGCGACTACTACCACATCATCGATTGACCCAACGATACAACCATACTTAGGCTATGGTCTGCAACAAGCGCAGCAGTTGTATCAGGGTGGAGGCCCACAGTACTATGGTGGTCAGACTTATGTAAGTCCTTCCACTACAACCCAAACTGGTCTACAAGCTCTTGAGGCTCGTGCTTCTTTGGGTAATCCCTTGCTTCAATCTGCTCAGAATCAGCTACAGAACACAGTTTCTGGTGGCTTTCTAGGTGGAAACCCATTCTTCCAAGGTGCTTTCCAACCTGCTGCTCAAGCTGCTCAGACTCAGTTTCAGCAGACTCTAGGCGACATTGCATCTAAGTCTAGTCTTGCAGGACGCTATGGCTCTGGTGCTATGGGTTCCTTGCAAGATCGAGCAACTGGTGCGTTTGGTCAACAATTGGCTAACACAGCAGGTCAGTTGGCTTATCAGAACTATGCTGATGAGCGTAATCGTCAGCAACAAGCTACGATGGCTGCGCCTCAAATGTCTCAAGCTGATTACCAAGACATTCAGAATATGTTGCAAGCTGGTCAAATCCGTGAGGGTTACCAAGGTCAGCAATTGCAATCTGACATGGCTCGTTTCAACTTCTTGCAAAACCAACCACAACAGAACTTGCAGAACTATCTGTCTTTGGTTTATGGCAACCCATTAGGTAAAGTTGGACAATCTATAACTAGTGGCACACAAGACACTTCTAATCTGCAAAACTTGTTAGGTTTAGCTGCTGTTGGTGGTGGTTTATACAAGAATCTAGGTGGCTCTGAAGGCATTGGAAACTTGTGGGACAGCGCATCTAATTGGCTGAGTGGTGGAGCTTAATCATGGCTGGACTATTAGACATTTTCGGTACTAGCGGTGCAGACACAATGGGTCTGCTCGGGATGTCACCTGCTGACATTCAACGTAATCGTGAAGACGCACAAGCACAAGCCTTGTATGCACTAGCAGGACGATTATTCCAAGGTGGTAACACAGGACAATCCATTGCTGAAGGCTTAATGAAGGGTCAGCAAGCCTACAGAGGTGGTATGCAAGAAACTTTACAAAGTCAATTGCAAGCGTACCAATTGCAAGAGTTAAAGAAAAAGAAAGAGTTAGAGCAACAAGCATTGATGCGTCAGCAAGGTGTTGAGAATTTGATTACTCAAGCATATCGTCCACAGACATTTGCTGACACTCCATTGACAAACATGATGGGTCAAGAGATTGCAGGGCCAAACCAGCCACAAGCAGCGGGTCTTGGTTTAGAGGCTCTTGCTCCTAAATTGATGGCTACTAAAGAAGGTCGTACAGCTTTAGCTGACTTGATGAACTATCAAAAGGCTATGACAGGCGAAACAACTTCATTGGCTGAAGGCGCTACTTTAATTCGCACAAATCCAATTACAGGCAAGATTGAAACTGTGGCTCAAGGCGCACCAAAGCGTGAGCCAGTACCTAGTGCTATTGCTGAATATAAGTTTGCACAAGAGCAAGGTTTTAAAGGTACTTTTCAAGATTTTGAACTTGCAAAACGTGCAGCAGGTGCGCCTAAAGTGGCAGTAGATTTGAAAGACCCAACTGCTGTAGCAAAAGCACAAGCTGACATTGTTAAAGATTGGCGTGGTGTTGTTAAAGACACAGGGGCAATGGAAGTTGCCGATCGATTTAAAGCGGCAAAGTCTGCTGTTATTGAAGGTAACTCAGGAAACAAAGCTGCTGATGGCGCATTGATTTATGCCATTGGTAAGATTTATGACCCATCTGGTGCTGTTCAAGAGGGTGATAAGGCTACTATTCTTGGAAATCGTTCTATTCCTCAGTCAATTAAAGCCTATGCTCAACGAGCATTGAATGGTCAATCATTGTTGCCAGAAGAACGAGCAGGATTATTGGCTGTTGCTTCTAAGGTGGTTGAATCTAAAGCTAAAAATCTTGAAGCTCAAAAAGCACCTTATGTATCTATCTCTCAGCAAATGCGTGGTGATGGTTCTTTGTTGTTAAACCCATTAGCAGAAGCATTAAATGCTCCTGTAGAGAATTCTGTTGGTATGCCAACTGCGGCTGATATTCAAGCTGAAATTGCAAGACGCAGAAAGGTTAAAGATGGATTTAACTAAACTGTCAGATGATGACTTGATGGCATTGCAG